TGTTCGCCATAAATAAAATTATCGCTTACTGATTAAGACAAACAGGTCATCGACACGCTGTTCAAGTCTTGAGATTTGATCCTTCATTGATGAACCTGAGTTTGGCTTGAGTTCTGATAAATAAGATTTAATAACCCAGCGCAGACCCAGCAATAAACTGGTTGCGATTGCGGATACGCCAACGCCAAAGGCGACTAATTCGTTTGGGTTCATTTCGCATTAAGTCCATAATCAGCTTCGCTCCCTGACTTTGGATCTAATGCCTTGGCTAATGGTGCAACTAATGCTCCAGCCAATACTGCTAACTCTGGTCGAATATCAGCAACAATTGCCAATGCAACTGTAATGCCGGAGGCAGCCACAGCTCTTAGGTATGACTTGATAGCAGCCTTATGTTTGTTTGTTAGTTTCATGCCTTGCCTCCTAGTAATGGGATATCGAAGAACTCTGATTTGTTATCTTGATCTTTTTTGAAGCTGATATGAATATGGTGGTTATGAGGATTGCCCTTATACGATCTCCAACGCCATCCGAGCAATGGGGATGCAATACGGCTTTGATGGATCACATAACTGATGCGCCCGTTGGTTTTCCCGTATTGTCGAATTTGATCTGCCAAGTATGCTGAAAGCCCTTTGTCGTCAGAAAGCCGAGCGTCAATATCAATTGCTCGCACGCATCCTGTTGCATCTGGGTTGTGATCGGATTTTCGTGCGCTATGTCTAGCATCACCAATCCACCCATCAGATTTACGCAAACGCTCTGGGAAGGAATCATCTACTTGCTCTCTAAATTGAACAGCAGATTTTGATAACCAAGGTTTCATTAGCCAAGCAAAACTTGAAGTTCATCAGCTGTCAAACCTAGGCGTTCAGCAATGGCTTGGCGTGCTGCTGCTTTGGCTTCCGCTTTGGCTTGCGCTGCTGCAATTTCTTTTTCATAATCTAATCTTTCTTTTTTCTCAGCAGCAGTTTCATCACGCTCAGTTATTGTTTCTTCGCCAGTTAAAATGTTAAATTCTTTTTCTGTTATTTTCATATTAAGCCGCGCTTCCATAAATGTAAATTGTTCCAGCGTCAAAATTCCCACCAGTTGTAATAAGACTTACGCTTGAAATTGTAGATGTTCCTACATAAACACCACCACCATTGTAAGCAAGACCATTATTGCTTCCGGCAAGATCAGAACCAGTTCCCATTGTAAAAACTTTTGGACCAGTTGAGTTGCATCCACTAATTCTAAAAACGCCACTTATGTTTCCAGCAGCATCTCCACCAGTTCTTCCAACGGGAATTGAACTATTTGCATCATTTGAAATACCTTCCAAAATTCCAGCAGAATAAGCTGAATCGCTCCATATTCTTTGGAAACCATATTGGTAATTATTGCCAGTATCCGTGTTTAATCTAAGTGTCATTACAGCTGTTGATGCTGCACTTGAGGCTCTATAAATAAAAACTAAAATTTCATCTATATTGCTTATAGATGAAACAGTAATCGTTTGTGAGCCAGTCAATGCTGTGCCACCAGTATTTAATAAAGTAAAACTAGAACCACCACCAGCGGCAGTAGCCCAGGTTGGCACTCCACCACTAACAGTTAAAACTTGACCAGTTGTTCCAATTCCAAGTCTTGTATTTGTGTTAGCAGTTGATGAGCGATACTCAATATCGCCAAGAGTTGTTGATGGGTTTAGATTTTTTGTTGTCGTATCAATTGAAGTGCCAAGCGATCTAATCGCAGCAGCGCCATCCTTGACCAATGCGGTATCGTCTGGTGTTGTCCAGCCGTAGTTAGTAGTGGTTGCCATTTTTCTCCTATTATCAGGCTACGATTGTAGCGTATTCCCATGTCAAAGTATTGCTTAAAGTGTTCCAAGCCTCTGTAATTGGAACTGTATTCCAACGCATAGCCACCTGACTAAACGCCACAGGCGAAAGATTGATTGTCAGGAATAATTCATTAAAGCGAGTGCGCCAAGACCAACCCTCAACATATCCTTCAAATGCTCCTAGGGAAATCTGAGTAGGTAGGTTTTGGATATTCAAAGGCTGACCCATAAATACAGTTAAAAGGTTATCTCTATCAGAATCATCAATTTCAGGATTGGTGATTGGAAAGGTGATGGATTGTAAAGCTGCTAACGGGAAGGCTCGCTGGGCAATGTATCGATCTGCCACAGCTTGAGCATCGGTTGCTGAATGTAAAAGTGAATTTATAGTTTCGGCTTTGTATCCATATAAAGCAATAGATTCTGCACTTGTTGCTGTTTCCTGTGATCCAAAGTTATTGCCGTAATTAATATAAATATCATTGCGAATATCGGCTGATCTCGTAATTGTCGATAATCCTTGACCTAAAGCATGGTTAGCATCTAAATCAACATAACCATTGGCTAAAAGGTAAGTCTGTCTGTGGTCGGCATCAGCATAGCCAATATCACCATTAGATGATTCATACAAATAGCCAAATGCGCTGTCAGCAATAAAACTTGCAATGTTGTAAATAGTATCTGGCTCAGCCGCTCTATTTTCCATTGTGTAAAGACCCGGTTGATCGATCTCGCCTAATCCTTGATTTTCTGCATTTGCCCAAGTAGTTGTTGCATCATAGGTTGCCCAAGTTGTAGCTGCTGGAACATCATTCCAAGATCCAAGCAAAACACTTGAAAGCAAATCGTAAATCTGGTTGCCGTCCTCATCCTGCGAGATTGTGCCGTTATAGATTTCTTTGGCAAGTTTGACTAATGAGCCCATTGCTAAGATGGTGTAATTAACCACAGTTGCTACTGATCCAGTTGCACCAACCTCAACAGTAATATCAGTTATATCTCCACCAAACAAATTGACATAAGATCCAGAACTGTTCTTGACCTGCAAACTCAAACTGTCATTGATGGCAAAAGGCAAGGTTTGACCAGATAAAGCAACTAAAGCAATTTGTAAATAGGATGGGTTGGGCTGAGAGTAAATATCGCTTCGACCTGATTGATGAGTTATGTCAGCAATTGCAATGTCTGTGTAATCAGTTCCTGCAACAGTCAGTTTCCAGTCTGGTGTCCAAACTGTCATTATCGAGCCCTAGTAATCCCGCTGTTGTAAAGCTGTGGAACTGATCTTGATGCGCTCTCATTTAAAACCTTGGCAACAGCTCTAGCAGCACCTTCAGAATCGACTGATTGAACTGTAATGTTATTTACTGTTGTGCTTCGAGATTCTCTAGTGTTTGGAGAAATTGAAGGCAATGATGATAATTGAGCCGATGGTGCTGGATTAGGAATTGATCCAATATTAACACCCGGAACAATGTTGGCAACTCTAATTAATTCATTGGCAAGTGATACAACCAAGCCGATTGCTTCTCGAACAAATGTAATGAATCCTGAAATAATTCCAGCGACTACTGAAATGCCTTTTCCAAAACTCTCAGCACTTTTTTGAGTTTCATTTAATGATGCACTTAATCCTTTATCACCTGTTAATCCTGCAATAAAAGCATTAAGAGTAGGGATTCCAGTATTATTTAAGAATCCAATAAATCGCTCAACCTGTGGCAATAAAGCAACACCTAATGATTCTTTAGCCTCATCAAATCCAACTTTTAATCTATCAATCTTGCCTTGGAATGTTTCGGCGTTTGCAGCTGCTGCGCCACCATAAAGATCAGATAACTTTGCTTGAACTTCGGTAAATGAAAGGGTTGATAATTCAGCCTTTGATAATCCAAGACCCAATCTGCCTAGAGCTGTGGTGTTGCCATCTTGAGCCCTACCTAATGCGTTTGCAACTGTTTCGAGTTCTAATCCTCGACCTTTTGAAATATCTAAAGCAAGGTTTAATAAATTCTGGGCTTCAACTGTATCTTTAGTTGAAACAGCAAGTCTTTGAAAGGCTGGTCGCAATTGATCATCAGCAACGCCTGTGGCTAGGGAAGTCTGAAGGATCATGTCCTCAGTTGCCTTTATTTGAGCATCAGTAGCCCCTGTAGCCTCTCTAAGGGCATTGGCTAATCTTAACTGTGCTTGCTCATCCTGTATTGCAGCTTTGACCCCATCAACGGCTAATTTAGTGCCATAGGCAACGGCAGCAGCAGCGGCGACCGCAAATGCAGCAGCAGCCTTCTTGCCAAACTCTGAAATTTTGCTTGAGTTATTTTCAACAGCTTTATCGGCTTCACCTAACTTCTTTTTTAGATCATCGACATCAGCGAGGATCGATAACTTAAGCGTGCGATTACCGGTTGCCATTAGACCCATTCCTTAATAATTCGATCAAAACTTTGTTCCCACTTGTTAATCAATTCAGGCTGAATTCTGCGAAGGGTTGGATAAATGAACCATCCACGGGATCCACGACCTTGCCTCCCACTATAACTGGGAAACTG